TGCACTTGACCCCAACGTTCGCATCATCATTGTCTCAAAGACTTTATACAAAGCACGCGAATTCGTTTACGCTATTAAGCAAAGATTATCCCATCCTCGGTGGTCTAAATTACAAAAGACTTATGGACCAGAAGGTGGATGGAAAGATGACGCAGACACCTGGAAAACAGACACAGTCTATTTAGGTTCTGAAACTAGGGACTCATCTGAGAAAGACCCTACTTTGCAAGCACTTGGTATGGGTGGTCAAATTTATGGTGCCCGTGCTGATTTAATTATTTTGGACGACTGCATTACTGGTGCCAACGCCCACGAGTGGGAAAAGCAAATCAAATGGTTGCAACAGGAAGTTATTACTCGTTTGGGTAAGAACGGTAAACTTCTTATTGTTGGTACACGTATCGGCACTAATGACTTGTATCGTGAACTTCGAAATCCAGAACATTGGTCTGGTGGTAAATCTCCTTTCACTTATTTGGCTATGCCAGCAGTGTTGGAGTTTGCTGATAACCCCAAAAACTGGGTGACTCTCTGGGCTAAGTCTGATAGACCCTGGGATGGCGATGAAGACACCACACCCGATTCTGATGGATTGTTTCCCAAGTGGGATGGTCCTACGCTGTTCAATAGGCGTTCAGAAGTCACCCCCCAAACTTGGGCTATGGTTTATCAACAACAAGATGTTGAAGATGATTCCATATTCCCACCACTTGCTGTAACAGGTTCAATTCAAGGTATGCGTAAAGTTGGGGTTCTAAACCCTGACGCACCTGGACATCCTGAAGAAGGTAATTTTAGAATCATTATTGGTATTGACCCTGCAATGTCTGGTGCCACTGCTGCTGTATGTGTGGCTGTTGATATGGCTTCAAGTAACCAATACATTCTTGATGCAATGAATATGACTGAACCTACCCCAGGTAAAATTAGGGAACTGATTGAAAACTGGACTTTTAAATATCAACCTAACGTAGTGGTGGTAGAAAAAAATGCTTTCCAACTCTTCCTCACCAAAGATGAGGCGATACGAGACTTTTTATCTTCAAGAGGAATCCAGTTTCGTGAGCATTACACTGGAAATAACAAATGGGACGTTGGATTCGGTGTTGCGTCTATGGCTCCACTCTTTGGGAATGTACGAGAAGGAAAGTTCGAAAAGAACTCAAACCTGATTCATCTGCCTTCAACTGAGAACTCTGAAGGTATGAAGGCTTTGGTTAACCAACTGATTATCTGGAAACCAGATATGCAGAAGAAGCAACCACAGGACATGGTTATGGCTCTTTGGTTCACCCAACTTGTTGCACGTGAATGGCTTGAAAGAAATAACTTTGCCCCAAGATTTACTACTTCTAGGTGGGCAACTAGAGGTCAGGTTAATACCCAAATGGTTGTTGACTTGGATGAAGAATATGCATCTCAACAACAACAACAATTTTATTTATAAAGAAAGCAGATAATGTTAACAGTTGAACAAATTGCGATAAAGTTTGAGGCAATAAAACGCCGCAACTATGACCGCGATATTCGTATGAACAATGTGCTTGATGTTCGTAGAGGAAAGATGCAAGATATTGCACCTGACTTCTTCCCTGAAGGCACAAGCAAAGCAATGGTTGCTAACTTTGTTGATGTTGCTGCACGTGACGTTGCAGAAGTACTCGCCCCACTTCCATCATTCAACTGCATTTCACGTAACAATGGTGATAGGGCTAAAAAGAACGCCGACACCAGAACACTTATCGCAAATAACTATATTCAAACATCACGTTTACAAACCCAAATGTACACAGGTGCAGACTGGTACGGCACTTATGGTTTCCTACCATTCATTGTTGAACCTAACGAAGAATCTGGTTTACCTTTCATACGTATTGAAAACCCAATGGGTTCATACCCAGAGTTTGACAGATTTAAAAGACTTATATCTTTCTCCAAACGTTATGTTAAAAGCGTTGGTGAACTCATTGCAGAGTTTCCAGAATACCAAGGTGCAATTTTAGCAGGAACTAATTCTGCAACAGTTGATTACAATGCACCTATCGAAATGATTAAGTACGAAGATGCTGACCAAATAGTTTTATTCTTACCAACTAAAGGTAACTTTGTTCTACGCCAAACAGAAAACCCAATGGGTGAACTGATGGTACGTGTAGCAATGAAACCAGGTGTTGATGATGAACCACGTGGACAGTTCGATGATGTTCTATGGGTACAAATAGCACGTGCACGTTTTGCTTACCTTGCAATGGATGCTGCAGAGAAATCTGTTAACGCACCACTTGCTGTACCTAACGATGTACAAGAATTTGCTTTCGGTCCAGATGCTGTTCTAAGAACTTCACAACCACAGAATATTCGTAAAGTTGGTATGGATTTACCACCAGGAGTATTCACACAATCAGAAATATTACAACGCGAAATGCGTCTAGGTTCCAGATATCCTGAAGGACGTTCAGGTGTTCTAGATGCATCGATAGTTACAGGTCAAGGTGTTCAAGCATTATTAGGTGCTTTCGATACACAAGTTAAAACAGGTCAACAAATACTTGCTGACACCTTTGAAGATGTATTAAGTCTTGCGTTCAGAATTGATGAAACATTATTCAATTTTGAAAAATCAATCTATGGTGAACGAAATGGTTCACCTTACGAATTGACTTACATCCCTGGAAAAGATATCAACGGGGATAACAACATTCAAGTACGTTACGGTCTAATGGCAGGACTTGACCCATCACGTGCTTTAATATTCTCACTACAAGCATTAGGTGCTGATTTAGTATCTAGAGATTTTGTAATGCGTGAACTGCCTTGGTCAATGAACGTTACAGGTGAACAACAACAGATTGATGTTCAACGTATGCGTGACAATTTGAACGCTGCAATGTCACAACTAGCACAAGCAATTCCACAAATGACTGCTCAAGGTCAGGATGCTTCAGATTTAGCAATGAAGATGGCTGAGGTTATAAAAGAAAGACAAAAAGGTACAGCAATAGAGGAAGCAGTAAGTAAAATATTTGCCCCTGCTCCCGCTCCTGCACCTGCCCCAGCCCCACAATTTGCCCCTGGAGGAACCTCACCTGCTCCTGTTGAGCAACCCGTCCCCTCGGCTCCAGCAGCACCTTCAGGGGCTCCCCAGGAACAACAACAACCAATTGATTTAGCGTCAATCTTAACTCAAATACAAGGATAAACTATGCCAAGAGGCGGATATCAAAAACCTACTAATGGTGCTGTAGTTTCACCACCAGGTGCATTATCTAAACGTAAAGCAGTTGAGAATAATGCGAAAGAAAACATTCCTTCAGGTGGAGGATATGGTGAACGTAAAGCAATGCAAGAACAAATGTCTGGTGCACCACTTGCAAAATCAGAATCTGTTAGAAATTTAAGTATTAACGTTTCACCAACACCTACTGCTGGTAAAGAAAAATTTAGTTCTTTAACTGACCCAACTCAAAGACCAGAAGAAGCCTTCAGTAATGGTTTCTCTTTTGGTGAAGGTTTAAGACCAACCGATATTGGTTTACCTATGGGTACTGGTCAACCAGATTCTGAGCAAAAACAAGACCTAGCAAAATTATCTTCATATCTTCCAATTTTTAGAAACGTTGCAAACATGGAAGGCACTCCCGCAACTTTTAGGACATTCACTAAATACTTAGAAAGTTTGTAAAATGGATACACCTCGTTGGGCTTTACAATTTTCTAAATACGTTGACTCATTTGGTTTTGAAAACGCTGGTGTTGCATGGGGACTTGCACACATCCACGATTTAACAGATGAACAACATGAAGAAGTACGTACACTTTTAACTAAAGAATATGGTCAATGAGTTTATTAAACGATTTTGGAAAGTCATTAACTGATGGTTTTGGCAATTTCCTTAGAGGCTATACTAACGTTGCCCAAAAAATTGGTAGAGGCGTTAGCACAGCAGGTCTTTTAACAGATGTTGATAATCCTGAATATAAAGACGGTATTCAATTAACAGATATTCAAAAGACTTACGAAAAATCTAAAGACATTAGCCCAGGGCAAGCATTCCTTGCTGCTTCTGATTTACCTTCTCCTTTTACTGCTATTCGTGGTGCTGCCCAAATTCTTGGTGATAAAACACCAACAATGTTTAAAAAAGATTTCAACATCTACGATGAACAACAACGTAAACAAGCATTTCAAAATGAAATTGTTGGTAAATTAGCATCTGGTTCTGTTGACGCTGTTGTAACTTGGTTTGCTGACCCACTAGTTATTGGTGGTAAGGCTATCAAAATAGCACGTGTTGGTGCACAGGTTGGCAAAGTTAATATACCTGGTTTGATTGAACAACGTTTACCTAAAACTGCAGAAGAAATCAGTAAGGCTGTAACCAAAGGTGGTTGGGACAGGTTCCTTGATGAAGTTGTCAGACCTGATATGGATGCTTCAGCGTTACTAAAAAATAAAACAGTAAGACGCTCATCCAATCCTGAACTTCTCGCTTCAGTTTTCGGTAACATCACAGATAAAGAAGTTGGCAAGACTGTATTAAAAGCAGTTCTTGGTGACGCTGACTCTGTTAAGTTGTTAGAAAAATCAGCAAACAATGCTGACGTTGCTGCAGTTATCAAACGCCAACAACGTAAAATTGATAAATTACGTCCTGGTCGTGATATTAATGCTGAAATATTAAACTCACCTGACGAATTAAGTGCTCACCTTGGTGAATTTAAAGGTGTGTTAAAGAAAGATGAATTGTTTGCTCAAGCATTAGATTTAGCAAAACAGAATGTTTTCTCTTATTCAGGTGGTGCTACTAGATTTGGTGCAACTGAAAGTTTAAGAGCAGCCTTTGGTCGTTCTGCTGCACAGCAAAGAGGTCTTGGTTGGATTGCTGACGATTTCCAATTAACACCATTTCATGGCATTATGCGTGTAATGACTTGGGGTGGTCGTCAACGCCCATCTGGTTGGATAACAACTAAAGGTATTAATTCTACTGGTTCTTCTGATGAACTTATTGCGTTCATGGACCAAGTTAAACCCTGGACTGATAAAAGAGGGCAAGAATTAAAACGTAAATTTATAAACAAATACGTTGCTGCAAGAACTGATGCTGAACGTGCACAGATTGCTGAACTTATTGAACGTAAAGCCTTAACAGATATTGTTATTGCTAAAGGATTTAATGCTCCTTTGGATACAATAACTAAATCTAAAATAATGAGAGAATTTACTGATGTCCCAGGTGATAAGTTAAATAACCTTGGTGATGTTATTTATCAAGAAACTGTTAAAAGACGTAATAGTACTTTAACAATGGCTAGAGAAAAAGGCTTCTTCTTTGACGAAGAAGGACGTAAAGTTTTTGTACCTTTTGTATCTTCTCAACTTCCTGATGCTTTACCAATGATTGATATCAGACTTTTCCAAAAGATTGCTGATGAGCATGGCAATTTAGCCAAAAAAAGTTATGCATACACAACTGATGCGTTGGCTTCTGCCTACACTATATTTGATTCATTCTGGAGACCAGCAACGCTTATGCGTTTAGGTTACCCACAACGTAACGTTGGTGAAGGTAGTCTTCGTGCTATGGCTTACATGAATGGTTTCATGAACTATGCCAGACCAGTTGAAGGTGTTTCTAACTTTACTAGAAACAGATTAGCCTCTGTTAAAAATAAATTAGACATGGTTAAGGCTGATAAAGGTTTAGTTGTATCTAAGAGTGGACCTGGTGTCCCAAGAGCAATTGGTACCTGGCAAGAACTTATTGATGTTCAAAAAGGTGAAATACGCTTATTCCAAGCAGATAAAAGAATTGCTTTGAATGAACGTAAAGAAGCCGTTAAAAATTTAAACAAAGTAACCCAAAAGGCTGCTAAACAAAGATACAACGATAACATTAGGGCAATAGATAATCGTATTCAATTAATTGATTCATCTATTGCTAAAGCAGGACAGAACATTGATAATTATGTTAAATCTGCTGAACGCAAAGGTATTAAAGGTAACCGTTATCGTTTAGGTCAAAAAGCAGTTGTTCATAATGGTATTGAATTCAATGGTGCTTTCCAAGGCAACATTGGTGAATATGCTATGGATGCTTCAAGTGCACAACGTAAAACATCTTTAGAGTTGTCCAACCCAATGGCTGTTGGTGAAGAGTTCTCTCGTAAGAATTATGTCAGAATGGGTGTTTCTCGTATTGCACCTAAAGATATCAATGGCAACTGGAATGAAAACTACTTTTCTGCTGTTGCTGACTCTGCACGTGTTTATCGTAACGATGAAGCAGCACGTTTACTTATGCGTTCGGTTGACCCAGAAAGCATAGTTGCTTCTATTGTCAGGGTAGCAAACAGAGGTAGACTTGATAATAATATTAAATTTATTGACAAGAATGTTAATATTGGAAAACTTCGTGAAGATTTAATTAACTCTGGTGTTAACTGGAAAGATGCTGAAGAGGTAAGAGTTCATTTAGTTAAACTTGCTTTGTATATGAAACAAGCATTTCCAGATGCTACACTTAGACGTACTTTATCTGAAAAGACTGTTTCAACTGCAGAGATTAGAAAAGTTTTAGAAAATAGAACTGATTTAATTCCAGTTAATGGTGGTTTATTAGGAGCAGAATCTCAAAAGAGATTTATGACTTCTTATAAGCAAACTGTTAATAAGATATTTAAATACATTGGTGCTTTACCTGAAGATACTCTAGTTCGTCACCCTTTCTATAACGCTGTATATAATCGTGCAGTATCACAACAGGTAGACCAAGCAATTGCTCGTGGTGCTATTAAATCACAAGGCGATTTCAATAAAGTTTCAGATATGTTTGTGGCGAATGCACATCGTGTTGCCATGAAAGAAACTAATAATACTTTATACACGATTCAAAGATATTCAAACTTTGCTTCAGTATTTGCATTTTTTTCCCCATTTATTCAAGCACAACTAAATACTGTTAGAACTTGGGGACGAATTGGTTTTGAAAACCCTCAAATAGTTGGTCGTGCTTTACAGATTTGGAATGCACCAGAAAAAGCAGGGTTCCAAGAAACAGACCCTATTACTGGTGATACTTATATTACTTTCCAAGCATCAAGAATCTTACCTAAGTGGTTTGAAGAAGTTGTAGGTAAAGATGCTGTTATGCGTTTCCCTAAACGTGGTTTTAACCTTGTACTTGCTGGCGACCCTTGGTGGAACCCAGGTGCAGGTCCAGTAGTTCAAGTTGCTGTTTCACAAATATTAAAGAACAACCCAGATATTGATTATGCTATATCTGAAAAGTTTGGTGTTCCAGTTCCTGCTAAACAATTATTTGATTTAGTTTTACAGAACGGTCCTTCAACTGAACCAGGTTCTTGGGATTTAATATTCCCAGCAACTGCTAAACGTGTAATCGCTGGTACTAGAGGTCCTGCTTCTAAAGAATACGCAAATAGTTTAACTGATTTGTACGCTGTTGAAATGCAACGTTACAGAGATGGTAAACGCGAAACTGAACCTACTTTTGAAGAAATGAATAAAAGGACCAGTGCGTTTTATCTTCTTCGTTTCTTAACTAACGCTACTCTTCCAGTTATTCCACAATATCGTTCAGAGTACGAATTTTATATTCAGGAATGGCGTAAAGAACAACAGACTGGTACTGATGCTCAAGGCAGAAGTGCACAGGAACGTTTCTATGAAAGATATCCAGAATACTTCGTTCTAGCACTTTCTGGTACTAAGAACATTGCTGGTTCTGATGCAAGCCCAGAATCTGTTCGCCGTTTAAAAAAGAATAGTCAACTTGTAACTGATGTTGCAGGCTTTAGTCCTGAACTTGTTCAACTCATTAGCAATGATGGTGTTGAACGTGATTTTGACAAAGCCTCATATGTTTGGCAATTAACAACAGATGTTATCCCTGGAAGTAACGATAAGTATCGTAAAAAACTTTCACCTGTTGATGCTATTAAACGTCAAGATGTGGTTTCTGGTTGGATTGAATTTAACAAGTTCATGGATGGTTTTGATGCTGAACTTGAAAAAGCAGGTATTACTTCTTTGTCAAGTAATGCTGGTCAACCATATAGTGAGATTAAAAAAGGTTTCGTTGCTGAATTAAGAGCCAATAATAAAAATTGGGCTAATGATTTTGATGTGTACGAAATGGGTGCCTGGAAGAATAACATTAAAGCACTTGATGCAATTATTTCAGATGAAAAATTTATAAGAGAAAACGATTCAACTGCTTGGGCTTTGATGCGTGATTATATGGCTTCACGTGATGACTTAATTGATGAGTTAAAGAATCGTGAAAGCATGGGTCAAAGTAAGAGTATTACTGCCGCCTCTAATAAGGCTTTATTAGAAGGCTGGGAACAATATGTTAGCGAACTTAAAAAACAAGATACTCAATTCTCATCTTGGTATAACAGGTTCTTAGAACAAGATAAACTGGAGTCTGTGGATTAATGGTTGAAAATAATAACACTAATACTGGTGGCACTGGTCAAAGTGGGTTTGCTAAAGGTTGGCTTGAGAAAACACGAAACGTAAACCCAACTATTAGTTCTGGTGGAACTAGAATAATTGATGGTACGCCAATGACTTTGGTTCAAGCCATGGATTATATTAATAAAGTTAGAATTAGTGACTATAGTGGTAAGTATCAAACATTAAAACAAATGTCTGGATACACTGGTAAAAGTGACCAGGCTGCTACTGGTATTTGGATTAACTTTGTTAGAGATTTATTTGGTTCTAATTCTCCTGACTTAAATACTTTTGCTGCTGAAAGAGTAGCCTTAGGTGGTGGCACTTCTACTGCTACTTACCCTTCTATCACTAGCGAAGAAAATGCTAGATTTGAATTTCAACAACTATTCAGAGATACACTTGGTCCTGCAGGACGTTTCACTGAAAAAGAATTTAAAGATTATTATAAGAAGTTAACTAATTTAGAAAAGAATAGACCAACTAGACAAGTAACATCTACTTCTAATGGTAGAACTGTTCAAACAACTGTTAGTGGTGTTAGTGATTTAGAGAAACAACAACTTGCTTTAGGTTATGTAGCAAAGTATTTGAATGCTGGTGACCCTAAAGTTGTTGGTGGAACTATTGCTACTAGTCAAGCAAATATTGCTAAGTTTGCAGCAGACCATGGGATTAATCTTCCTGATTCTGAAGTTAGAAGAAACGCTGTTTCTGTTGCTACTGGTGGTGCTTCTGCCTTGGATTCTATTTATGCAAAAATTAGAACAATGTCTAAAGTGTTGTACCCAGGTTTGGGTAACTTTATTGACGCAGGTTTAAATGTTGCTGATATTGCTAGTACATATATTGCAGAAAAAGCAAATCTTTTAGAGATGAATCCTACAACTTTGAATTTAAGAGACCCAGATATTGTTCAAGCCATCAGTGGTCAATCTGCTGAAAACATTGGTGATTTTCGTAAGAGAATGAAAAGTAATCCTTTGTACGCAAAAACTAATAATGCTTTAAATGAAGTTAACGCAATGCTTTCACCTATTAAAGCAGCAGCAACAAGGAGTAATGTTTAATGGCAAGACCACCAGCACCTTCTAAAACGCAGCAAGCAGTTGCTACTAATAAGGCTGC